AGCCGCCTTGCCATCAATGCGGCTCAAGACAAGATGTGAGCACCCCGTGAGCTCCTTCAAGATCACCATGACGGATGAGACGGGCAAGGCCGTTGCCACCCTTGAGGCTTGCCTCCGGGGCGCGGGCGATTGGAGCCCGTTTTGGGCGGGCAAGGATGGGCCTATTGCGGAGGCATGGGCCAACAGCCGCCGCGCCATGTTCCTCACTCAAGGGCGCTCCACGGGCACCCCATGGCCCGACTACACCAAGCAAGAGCGCAAGTATTATGTGCCCGTCAAGAAATGGGTGCTGGGTGCCACCAAGGTCACCAAGCAACACCTCTTGCGGTGGGATAAGAGCGCGGGAGCTGAGCCCGGTGGCCAAGAGCGCCTCTTCCCCTCCATGGCGCTGACCACTCACAAGGAGTTCATCTACCGCGTGGATGGCAATGTGGCGACCATGGGCACCTCGGTTCCCTACGCCCGCAACCATAACCTTGGGCAGGGTGCATACAATCGCAAGTGGAAGACCAAGCGGGGGGTCAAGGTGATCCAAGTGCCCACCCCCAAGCGGCCCCTGCTAGCCTTTGGGCGGCCCTTCATGTTGGCGGTGCGGAATGAGCTCCAAAGGATTGCCATCAAGCAAGGGGGCAAGGTAGGGGTGACCTCGCAAGAGCTCCGGGAGCGGGCCAAGCTTGCGCGTGCGGTGCGGGGTCTCTCATGATAGCAGGATCGGCTAACGGCCCCCAAGTAGTGGCCAACACGGCCAAGGAGCTGGTGGTCGCCAATTGGGCGGTGGTGTGTGATGTGGATTGGCTCAAGGCTATGGGTGCCCCCGGCCTTCCCGCCCCCGTAGCGGGCAACCTCTACACCTCGCACCGCGCCCTCTTCACGGCTGAGACCCAGCCCGCCATGGGGCTCACGGTGATCCGCACCGATGCCAAGATCACCGATGCCTTGGGGGCCATGGATCAAGTGCATGAGCTTGAGATCACGGTGACCTCCGATTGGGGCTACTATGACGGGAGCACGGTCAAGCCGCTGGTGAAGGCCGCGCCCGGAGACCCCGCGATCAAGTTCACGGTGGAGGTCTATGAGACCGCCCTCCGCGCCTATGTGGAGGGGGTGGTGATGATTCTCACCAGCCCGGTCTACGGCTTCCCCAACTATGATGCCCGCAATGTGGGCACTCCGGGCTTTACCCCCACGGGGATCTTCAATGCCTCACCAGCGGCGGGGGTCTCCCCATCCGACTTCGTGGTGGGCGTGGATGATGTGGGATCTTCTTTGATTCAACAGACCGTGCGGGCTACTATCCAAGTCTCCCAACGGCGCTCTCTCGCAAGGTGATCCATGGCTTCAACCGTTATCGCAAGCAACACAAGTGCGGTCTATGTTCAGACCCAAGCCTCGGTGGGCACCGCCATTGCGGTGGGCTCCTTTGTGGCGGGAGATGCCATCCGCATGGTGGGGGCTCCCAAGTTTAGCCCCCGCGGTGCGGGCATCATTGAGCGCACTGACACCATGACCCCCTTTGGCGGTGGTCAAGCGGCGGTCACGGGCTCACGCGGGTGGGATATCACCTTTCAAACTGAGCTGTTTTGGGATGCTGCCACGGCGGGCGGCACGGTGCCCGCCATGCTCAACACCCAACTTGCGGCGCTCTTCCGGGCTACGCCCTTCTCCATTTCGGGCACCTCGCCCGACTTCACGCTCGCGGCTCAAGCGGCCTTTGCCACCACCACATGGGCAAGCGGCACCCCCGCCCGCTCCCCCGCCTATGCGGTGCAACCCTTCACAATCTACTATGTGGAGAGCTCGGGCAAACGCTATGCGGCCTTCGATTGCGTGGCGATCCCCAAGTTCTCGGCTGAGTATGGCCAGCGGGTGATGATTGATTGGACGGTGAAGGGCAAGTGGCTTGACCCGGATGCATACAACACCACCAGCGCGATCCCCGCCCCTACCTATCCCGCGGCGCAACCCCCGATCGTGGCGCTCAATTGCGCCCTCACCCTCACGGGCTACTTTGCAGGGGTCACGGCCCTCACCAAGTGGACTTTCGACCCGGGCTTTGCCTTGGCGGATGTGGGCGATAGCAGGGAGGCCAACGGCTTTGGCATCGGGCTCCCCACGCTGGCCACCTATCCCTCCCTTGAGGTGGATGTGGCTGACCTCCCGGAAGGCGCTTCGGCCACCCAAGCCCAGCCCGATTGGACTAAGGCCTCAAGCAATGAGGTCTTCGGCTCGGCTCTCACGCTGGTGGTCACGGTGGCCGCGGGTGACACCATCACCTTCTCCCTCACCAACCCGCAAGTGATCGCGTGGCCCACGGTGGGAGAGACCGATGGGCACCGCTCCCTCACCCTCAAGTTTGGTGCCATCCCCGATGCCACCACTCCGAGCCCGGCCACCATTATCTTCAATGCGACGATCTAGGCCCATCTAGGGCGGTTCAAGGGAAGGAAGGCAACATGGCAATTGAGTTTGTGGAGAAACATTGGATCACGGTGGAGAGCAAGCGGGGCACTGCCCGCCTTTGCGTGCGGGAGCCCAACGCCCTTGAAGGGGCACGCTACCTTGGGGCCATCAATCGCTCCCGGGCACTCATGGAGACGGATGAGGCCGCGGGCTTTGAGGCGCTCATGGAGACCCATGCGGGCCTCCTCACGGCTTGCATCACCAGCTCAGAGGATTGGAGCCCCGCCTTCCCCGGAGAGGGCAACACGGCGGAGCGGCGTGAGTGGGTGCTCCGCCTCCATTGGGAAGACCTTTCCAAGGTGGCCACGGCGGTGGCATCGGTGGGCTACCCAAAAACTTCCGCCGTGTAGAGTGGCGCGACTATGCACGGCTGACCACCTCCCACGGCTTCCGCTGTTGGGAGTGCCCGGATGAGGTGCGGCACCAACGGGGTTGCACCGAGGGCTACACCCAAGACCTAGGCTTTGAGACCATGCCACCCAACCCCACCACTTGCCCCGTGCTGACCACCCCGCCCGCGGGGTTTTGGGAGGCGCACCGCATGGCCCGATGGATCGATCGCGGTAGCCCCGCGGTGGCCTTGGCGGAGGTTGGCACGGCCTCCCTTGACTTGGCGGAGTTCGTCTCGGCTGAGCTCAGAGAAGGGGTCAAGGCCTATGATGAGCGCAAGCGCAAGACCATGGAGCGCCTCTCCGCCATGACGGAAGGGCTTCGCATAGGAGGCAAGGGCCATGGCTGACACGGTAGTAACAATTGGCGGAGATAGCACCGGGCTCCAAGGTGCCTTCAAGGATGCGGGCAAGAGTGCGGGCACCGTCAAGGTAGAGGCCAAGAAGCTCTCCGACCAACTCAAGGAGGTGGCGGATGATGCCGATAAGGCCGCGGGAGCCCTAGCTCAGAAGCTTGGCGGCCCCGGAGCCATCAAGGCGATCGCGGGGGTGGGCGCGGCCATGGGCATTGCCAAGGCGGGGGTGGAGGCCTTCCTTGATAGCAGTGAGAACCTCTTCAAGAGCTATGGCGACGAGGGGATGAAGGTTTGGGATGAGACCGAGAAGAGCCTCTTTGCCGTGAAGGGAGCCTTTGCGGAGGCGGTGCTAGGCGGCGGCTCCTTGGAGGAGATGGGTGCCCGCCTCAAGGGGATGTTTGAGGCCGTGAAGCGGGTCTTGGACGGCATCCTCCTCCCCATCAAGCTGGTGACGGCGGCCTTCTATGACAACGCGGAAGGCTCGGAGGCTGCCCGCAAGGGGCTCAAGGATTATGATGAGGCCTTGGAGCGATCCAAGAAGAGCTCCAAAGACTTGGCGGATCAAACCAACACCCTCACCCAAGAGATATGGGCGCTCACGGGCCAAACCGACAAGCTCAACAGCGCCAATGATGAGGCCACCCGGTCACGCATCATGAATGCGATCGCGGGCATCAATGCGGAGGAGTTGGCCCAAGACCAACGCATTGCCTTGGGCGTGCAACAGGCCAACATGGCCAAAGATCGCGATCGCGCTTTGACCGATGCCGTTGCGCAAAGTGGTCGCCTCGACCGTGAGGGAAGGGCGCTAGCCGACAAGCTTACGGCTCAATACCAGCAAGAGAGCTATGACAAGGCGCTTGCCGCCCAATCCCGCACTTGGAATGCGGAGCGCAAGTTAGCCCTTGAGCAGCAGACCCAAAACCTTGCCGATCTTGCCGCCTACATCAAGAAGCGGGAGGAGGAGGCCAAGAAGGCCAACAAGCCACAACCCAAGGCCCGCACCGTGGCCGCCGAACCCGAGGGTGAGGAGGATCCAATAGCCTTTGCCCGGATGTATGGGGGGGCGCTTCAAGAGCTCACGGCGGAATCGGTGGCGGCCATCCAAGCAAGTGAAGTCGCCTATGGGGAGAGCACTACCAGCATCATCACCACCACCAAGAGCAAGCTTGAGACCATGCTTGCGGAGAATGCGGCGGCCAATGCCAAGCTGGTGGCGGATGAGATCGCTACCGCTGACAAGATCGCCAAGGAGAAGGCCCGGAGAGCGGAAGAGGATGCTCAGATCGTCGCGGCCCGGAGCGCCATGGCCATCCAATTTGAGATCGATGAGTTCAATCGCAAGAAGGCTCTGAGAGAGCAAGCGGCGGCGGAGGAGGCGGCCTCATGGGCCAAGCTCAAGGGTGACCTCTACACCCTCACGGTCAACAATAGCGCCAAGATGCTGGCCGTTGACCTCCAAGACAAGGAGAAGAGCAAGACCGCGGCGCAACGGGCCACGGCGGCGGTGATCCAAGGCCTTGGAGATATGGCCATGGTGAAGAGCGGCCTTGCGGCGGCGGCGGGTAACTTTGCGGAGGCCGCGGGCTTCTCGGTGGTGGGCACCCTTGCCTATGGCATAGCGGCCAAGCTGGCCCCATCGGAGAAGACCAAGACCACCGCTCCCGCGGCGGCCACGGGTGGAGGCGGTGGCACCACCAACACCAGCTACAACTTGCGTGTTGACGCGGCCTTTGCCGATGGGGAGAGTGTTGCCCGCCGCTTTGCGGAGATGCAACAGGGAGCCCAACGGCGGGGCTTGATCTAGGAGACCTCTACCATGGCCAACTTCCCCCTAGTCACATGGCCCATCACCCTCACGGGGGTCACGGTGAGCTACAACAGCGGCGGCCCCTATGATGTGGATGATGTGACGGGCTACGGCTTTGGCGTGAGCTCTACCTCCACCAAGGTGGCCAGCGTGGATGTGGGCGGGATCGTGGGCTCCATTGTGGGCAACTTTGTGGCGGCGGCCAACACGGCCATCCCCGCGGTTGACCCCCTCTCCGCCACCTATGCCTACTCCGATGGCACGGCCCCCGCTCTTGGCCCTCTCAAGGCCTCAATCTTGGCCACGGGCAACCCGGTCACCGTTGACTTTGGCTCGGTGGAGATGGCCTCCCGGTTGGGCTACTCCACGCAAGTGGTGACCTTGACCACCGTTGGATTGAACCTCACCCCCTACAATGTGGGCGGGGTGTGGATGCCCAACGGAGTGGCCGGGGATGTGCGGCGCTACCTCACCCAACGGGCCGCGGCCTCTTCCAATGAGATGAGCGGGCTGGCCACCGATGTGGTCAATTGGGGCCAGATCGTAGACCTTGAGCTCATGAGCTCCGCCTTCTATGCGGCCAATGTGGCCCGCTACTTTGCGGCCACTCAGATCTACGCCACGGCGGCGGGGCGGCAAGTGGCCGATCCCAACAACACCTTGGAGGGGATGGTGGAGGCCGCGGCCACGGGGGTGCTCTTCCGCCTCTACCGTGAGGCCGCCACGGCGGAGGGCACCACTCCGGGCTACTACCAGAGCGCCAAGATGCCCGCGGTAGCGCAGCAGGGCAAGGCGGTGGATATGGTGGCGGCCTTGGATGAGCCCCGCCTTTGGAATAGCAGCGGCATCTTCTTCCGGGCGACCCAATGAGCGATCGCATTATCTTGATCCGGGTGTTGGGCTTGGGCTCTTTGCTCACCAATGCCCAAATGGTCTTCACCTCACGGGGCACTCTCCCCTATCTCGACCCCGCGGCCACCTTGCCGGGGGTGGTTTCGGACTTGGGAGATCAGTTCTCCTCTGAGATCGGCTTCTTTGAGAGCATGGGGAGCGACCCCTCCACCAGCTTCTCGGTGATCTCCACGGCGGAGACCCGCGCCGCTTTCTTGGGGCGCCGCAAGGTGGCGGTCTTGGATGTGAACGGTGCACCCGTGGTCACCACCGCCTATGTGCCCCCGCTCTTTGTGTCGGTGCCCATCGGAGTGAGTGACACCCACTCCATGTTTGTGGGCCAGCTGATCCGCATTGGCACCATAGCTTGGGAGGTGACCAATGTGTTGGATGCCACCAACATCCGCGCCCGCCGCATTTGGGGCTCACCCCGCACGCCCATCCCCATGATCCTAGCAGGGGAAGAGGCCGTGGGCATGGTGGTCTATAATCCCACGCTCTCCACGGGCAATGTGGAGGGCTTGCCCATTGTGGTGAGCACGGCGGAGGTCACGGCCACCAGCCGCTCGGAGGAGGAGGTGATCTTCCGCGGGCAGATCACGCGGGTGGGGGTAGAGACCTCACGCGGGGCGAGTAACCAGATCACGGTGCAATGTGGGAGCCTCATGGGCTACCTCCGCAACGCCCCCTTCCGCCCTCCGATAGCTTCCACGGCCTCCCTCTTGGCAGGGGCCAATGCCTTTGACCCCAATTCCCTTGACACCTCACGCACGGGCTCAATCGCGCAACTCACGGTTGGCATCAATACCGGGGTCTATGGGGTGCCAACATGGGCGCAACCGGGAGCGGAGCCCGTGGAGGGGGATGAATACAAGACCTCAATGAGGGCGTGGCAGATCCGAGATGGCGGGCGGGGGGTAGTGATCCCATTTGCAACGGATTTTGGGGGCTTGCCCGTGCCCATCACGGTGGAGGGTGAGGTTGCCACTCTGCAATTTAGTGGGTGGCGCAACTATTTGAGTGATATCTACTTCGGTGCCCCTTGGATCTGGGTCTTCGATTCCACCTATTACACCCCCAACGGCTCAAGCCCCTTGACCGATAGCATGGTGACCAACGGCGTGGATGAGGGCGTGAGGTTTTCAGATCGCAACTTCTACCAAGTGACCGCGGTGTGTGAGAGCTCCTTTGTGGGCTCCACTACCTCCACCGCCGTCAACCTCATCACGGATCTCCTCTTTGGCTTTGTGGATGGCACCAATGGCAACTATGGCAATCGCGGGGCCACTGAGGCCGCTTGGTTGCCCTATGCCGCGGATGAGCCCGACTTGTCTTGGGGGCTGGTGGATCGCCCCTCCCTCCGGGCGTTGCTCCAAGGCCGTGAGGATGTATTCCCTAGCAGCGCGGGATCCGATATTGAAGGGGCGCAAAACCTCCGCGTGCTCCCCTATGATGCGGGCAACGCCAAGACCGTGGGGGATGTGCTCGGCCTCATCCTCAAGCGGCTTGGCGGCTTCATGGTCTATGACCGGGGCAAACTCCGCTTTGGCTCATGGGCGGTCAACAATCCGATCCCCACCGTGGTGGATGATGATGCCTTGGCGGAGCCCGCGATCTCCTTGGACTTTGACCGCACCGCTTGCCTCCAAACGGTGGAGGTGGAGGTTGGGGTCTACCGTTGGCGGAATGATTCGGGCTCGGATGCCCGGAGCACCATCAAGCGTCCGGTGACCAACCTTGACCTTGGCGCGGCGGGCATTGGCAAGACCACTCAGATGGGCAGCTTTACGGCGTGGAATGAAGGGGCCACGGTGGTCAACAACTTTATCCTTGGCAGCTCATGGTTTGCCAATGCCAACCAAGCGATCGTGCGATACTCCCAACCCGCTGCCAAGGTGGTGGTCACCTATCGCAATGAGGTCTCCGATCTGGTGGTGGGTGAGACCGTGGCCTTCTCCACGGCCTATCTCCCAAGCGCCACGGGTGAGATGGGGGTGGCGCTGGCCACCGGGATCGTGCTCAAGGCGGCCCGCTCATGGAAGACCCCCACCACTGAGTATAGCCTTCTTCTCTTTGGCTATGTGGGGGCCAGCGCCTCCAAGGTGCCCCTCATTGGAGCCTCGGCCCGTTGCACGGGGGTCGTCACGGGCAGTGATGTGGAGGTGGAGCCCGTTTGGTTCACCCGCGGATCCTCCGCCACGGGCGGGGCTCCCACCTCCGATGTGGCGGCCTTCGCCCAAACGGCTCTCTTGGCGGGCACTTCCTATGTGGCCGTTGTGCTCCTTGATGCCAATGGCACCGAGGTGGGCGGCATTACTGACGCGGCCACGCCCTTGGTGGCAACCAATGAGCTCCGCTTCCCCGGGCCGCCTTTCCTTGGCACCACCATCCTCCCGGGCTATGTGATCACCTTGACAATCTTCCCTCAAGGGTGGGATGCCTTGCAAGCGGCCTCCGATGGCACGGTCTCGGGTGAGGCGGCCTTGGCCTTCCCGTGGGTGACCTAATGGCATGGAGCAAGCTAGACGAGGATCGGGCGGCGGGGAATGAGCCTTGGAGCGCCTTCTTGCTCAAGGGGCTCACTGACAATGTGAACGCCTATGCGGGCGAGCTGGCCCCGGGCTTTGCCGCCGCATGGAGTTACCAGCATCCGCCCAAGTGGGCCTCTTTGGCCGACTTTACGGGCACCACCGTGGTCTTCAATTGCGGGCGCAAAGCTACCTCGGTCTCCTTTGCCCTCAACTTCAACCATCATTCCACGCTTGATGGCTATGTGCGGATCGTGCACCCGGCCTCGGCCAGCTTTGGCGGTGCGGAGATCCCCGCGGGCACCAATGACTACATTGTGAGTTTTGACCTCACCACCCCGCAAAGCGGCCCCCAAGAGTTTCAAGTACTCTATCGGAGCTCAGTGGCGGAGGAGAGCCTTGGGCACTTCCATTGCTTCACGGCCATCGGCAACCAGATCGCGGTGCGCAATGGCACCCTCAATGTGGCGGCCAACGCGGGGCGGCAATTTTGGGCGGTGCAACTTGCGGGCTCCAATGTGGACGCGGGCGCACCCATCCCTCCGGGTGGCTTCCACCAATACCAGATCGGACGGGTCAACCCCCTCGCCAATGCGGGCGGCGGCCAGCACGCCGATGGCTACCTCATCACTTGGCCCGATGTGGAGACCAACCCCCCGATCCTCCGCTCCACTTCCACCTTTGTGCAACAAGCCCCCAACTATGTGCAGGGAGATATCTTTGAGCTCTCTTGGATCTCGCTCCTTGGGGTGGGCTTCAGAGTGACGGGCAATGTGGCCTCCGAGGTGCCCATGGTCTATGCTCACGACCTAGCCCAATCGGTGGCGGGCATCCCAAGGTGTCAACGGCTCTTTGCGGGCAACAGCCTCATCCAAGTGGCGGCCTCGGCCTCCAAGGATGAGGGCTTCTTGGGGTGCATAGTCGGCCCGGAGGCTCCGCTTCTAAAGTTCTATGCGGCGGATGAGGAGGGCACGGTCAACCTCACCCTCCGCTTCCGCGCCTTGCTCTATGCTCCCACCTTTACCCCTCCCACTTGCACCATCTCAGTGGTGGAGATCTTTGCCGGGCCAACCTTCAATCCTCTTTTGAGCTTTGATCTTGGCATCCTTGCAATCCCCTTGATGCGGCCTCGAAGCTCCTTTGAGCAGCGGGGGTTTTGCACGCTGGCCATCAATGGGGTCAACTTTGGAGCGGATGAGTGGGGCATGGCCGATGCAAGCTTTAGCGACGATCTCACCAGCCCGCCGATCATTGAGCAAACGCTCCGCTTCCCCGTGTCAAAGGTGGGCGGGGGTGCGATCTATGCCATCCAAGTGGACTTCACCTCGGAGGTCTACGTGGCCTCCTTCTACCTTGGCGGAGCCTAGCCCATGGCCTTCACCGTTCCCAACACCCTGCCCGACCCTCCCGCCTATGGGCTGCCCCCCAATGTGATCCGGGCAAGCTACGCCCTCAACCTCATCCAAACCGATGCCTTCCAATTCGCCACCTCGCGGCGGAAGGTGTGCAACCTCTTCCAGATCTCACCCTTGCCCGCGGGCTCGTGGCAACGGGTGGCGGAGTTTCTCTTCTACCCCCTCCCCACCGCGGCGGGCTCCTTGGAGATCGTCCTTTACAGTGAGGCGGTGGATGTGAAGATCTCCAATCTCACGGCGGGCGGGGATGTGACCCTTGGAGGGAGCGGCGCGGTGGATGTGCACATGGGCACTCTCACGGGGATCACCAGCGCGGCAACATTGATCCGGGTAGCGGTCACCGATCGGGGCTCTGGTTACATTGCGGGCCTCTTCATCTATGAATCCTCCCTCACGGCGGGCGACCTCCCCTAACCCTCAAGGCAACCCATGGCATTCTTGACCTTTCCCCGCGCTGCCAAGGCGCTCATTGGCTCCAAGCTCCGGGCCACCTCCTCGGGCGTGAGCCTTGCCACTCCTTGGGGATCGCATTTGGACTTTGATGTGAGCCCCACCGAGGCGGCTGAGCTGGCCAGCCTCTTTGAGGGCTTGGCGGCGGCCTTTCGCGCTAGGGGTGAGGTGGCTCCCGCTGCCACCGTAGCGGAGGAGCCCTCGCCCCCTGCTAGTGATAGCGTGGAGGCCCGTGAGGCTTTCCCTAATGTGGATCCTCATGTAGTGGGCCTTGCCAAGGTCAAACGGGCCTATACCAAGAAGGTGAAACCATGAGCGATCTCAAAGAGAAACTAGTGGCCTCCGCTCTCAAGGAGCTCTCCCTCCATGTGGTGGAGGAGGGCGGCCCCAATCGCGGTGTCAAGGTGGAGGCCTACCAGCGGGCCGCGGGGCTCAAGCCCGGTGACCCATGGTGCGCGGCCTTTGTGGCTTGGAATGTGGCAACGGCCAAGGGCGTGCCCAAGGCTCCCGCGTGGACTAGCGGCTCGGCCATCACTACATGGCAGCGCGGCTCACGCGGGCTTGCGGCTGGTGACAAGGCCACCCCAAGCGAGGGCGCGGCCTTGCCCGCCAAGGTTGCTCCCGGTTGGGTGTGGGTGCGGGCCTCCAATGCGGCGGATGCGGATGCGGCCCGCAAAGGCGGGTGGACTAAAGGCCATTGCGGGATCGTGGTGGCCGTTGACGCGGTGGGCTTCCACACGGTGGAGGGCAACACCAACGCAGCGGGCAGCCGTGAGGGTGATGGGGTTTGGCGCAAGACCCACAAGTGGTCGGATGCGGTGCAGATCGGACGCACCGTGGGCTGGTTTGACCCCGATGCAACGGAAGCGGCGGCGGCGGCTCCCAAGGCTTGATCTTTGCCGCCACTTTGACCAAACCATGCGGGCACTTCCGCACCCTCTTGGAGCTGGCCCATGTTGAAACTGACACACTCCAAGGGGCGGCTCAATGGCGGCCTCACGGCGGGAGCAATCCTTGGCGCTGGCATCCCCATCTTGGCGGTGGTGGCCACGGGCGGGCTAGCAGCGGTGCCCCTCACGCTATGGCTAGGCCTTGGCGGTGCCATCTCGGGGCTCTTTGCGGGCAATGTGGAGCGCAAGACACCCGTGGAGCGGGCGCTTGACGTGGACGCGGCCAAGACCTCGGCCAGCTCGGGTGAGTGAGCCCAAGGTCACGGGCAGCGTGGAGGCCTTGGCGGCCCGTGCGGTGGTCGGCTTGCCCACTATGTGGCGGGTGGTGACCATCATGGGCTCCCTTGCCTCCTCCTTGATCCTCTTGCTTGGCTCCTTTGCCTTCAACATGATGCGGGAGGAGTGGAAGGAGCTCCGGGCCGAGGTCAAAGAGATGCGCCACCGGCTTGATGAGATGCCTTCCGGGCAGATCCTCAATAGGCTGGCCGATGATGTGCAAGATCTTGGGCGTAGGGTTGACCGCTTGGAGACCCAGATCAACAATTGGGATGAGTGACCATGATTGAACAAGATCCCACCATCACTCTCTCCGATGCGTTGGCACGAGCTGCTATTGCGGAGGCCGAGGTGGCCCGCCTCAATCGGGGCATTGCCATTGAGATCGCCGCCGCCGATCGGAAGGCTGCCCGCAAGCTCTCGATCCTCCGCCTCATCTTCCTTGGCATCGCGGCGCTCATGGGCTTCCTTGGCATCCTCACGCTCATCAATTGGTATGTGCCCGGCAGCGTCGATAAAGACGGCATCGGGACATCCTACTTTCAAATGAGCAAAGATATCCTGCTAGTTATGACGGGCATCTTGGGCTCGGCCATGGCCAATGTATTCGACGCGGGCAGCCGTAGTCCGGGCAGCGCGGGCGATCGCGGGGCGGCCCCACCTGAGACCCCGCCCGACTAGGCTTGGAGCATGAGGGGCCCCACGGGCAGGGCGCTCTTGGGCTCAAGGGCTAGCCAAGCGGCCCATGAGGCTTGATCCATGGGCACGCTCTTGGTGAGCTCATCCCACGGGGCCAGCGGGCGGAGCGGCCCACCTTCTTGGATGCGGTAGAGCCTCCGGGCACGGGCTTTCCCGCCTTCCCTCCGATTGACCCAAGTGGTCAATTTCTTTTCTTGGAGGAGCGGGTAGAGGTCTTCAATCTTCGCCCACCAGCAGCCCGCATAGCCCCGCGGCTTGAACCCATTGATGAGCACCGCGGGATTGATCCTCATCACAAAGACCACCGCCACGGGGGCGCATTGCTCGGCGGCAACCTCCGCATAAGATCGGATCTGTTGATCCTCCATGACGGTCTCAATTGGCCCCTTGGTGCCCCCCTCTTGCCACCAATCATGCTTGGCCTTGACCTCCACCAGCGTGGCCCCCTTGCCCACCTCAAGCTTGATGAGGTCGGGCATGGGCCGCTTTTGTGCATCATAGTAGGATGCTCCCCCTACCGGGTGATCCGCTGGCCAAACGCGAATCTTTGGATTGTGTGCAAGGTAGGCGGCAACGGCCTCTTGCGCCACCAGCCCGATGGCATGGGCATCCTCAAAGGTGCGGTGCTCAAGGCGGCTCACTTGTCACCCCCGCTGGTGGTGTTGCGGAGTGCCTTTTGCTCCCGCTTGAAGATGGCTTGGAGAGACCGCTCAAGGCGCTTGGCTTTGGCGGCGGCTGCTATGCCATCGGCCAGCTCTTGAAGTTTGGCCTTGGCCCTCTCCTCCCTTGCCGCCCGTTGCTTGGCGGTGCGCTCCCGCTCCTTGGCCGCGGCCTTGGCCTTGACCTTGGCAGCATAGGCGGGATCCTCCGCCATCCGCTCCTTGAGGCGATCCCGCCGCTTTGCATACTCCTTGGCCTTGCGGGCTGAGATAGCCTCCGGGGTGTTGCGGGCAGCCTTGGCGGCGGCGGTAGCGGCTCGGGCATCCGCATTGCGGGCACGCTCCCGCTCCCTTTGCTTGGCCTTCCATTGGGCGTTGTATTCCTTATCTTTGGCCCGCTTCTCGGCCAGCCGCTTGGCATGGGCAATGTTAGCAGCCTTGGCGGTCTCCTTGCGGCGGGCCTCACGGTTGGCCTCCACCGCGGCCTTCTTGGCCTCGGCCTCTTGCTCCTTGGCGGCCTTCTCCGCTGCTATCGCGGCAATGCGGGCCACGGCCTCCGCCTTCTCCTCCTCGGTGAGGCGCGGGCGGGCTTGGGGGGTCTTGCGGGTGGAGTGGCGCGGCCCGGTCTCCTTGAGGCTCACCCATCCCTTGCTCTCCACGGGGGCAAGAGGGGCGGGCGCGGTGGCGGGGGCTACGGTGGCAGGGGCCAGCGGTTCAACCTTGGGGATGAGGGCCACCGCGGCCTTCTTGCCATGGCGGCGGATGGCTTGCACCTCCCGGAGCGTGGGGGTGTCTTGGGAGCGGTTGCGCCCTCCTCCGTTGCGGGTGCGGGCTTCTTGCTCCTTGGCCTTCCGATTCTCATGGGCAAGCCAAGTGTGAGCGGCGGCCACAAGGTCGCAAGAGGCCTCCCACTCGGTGAGCGTGGGCAAGGGGCAAGTGGCCAGCAGGGGTGAGAGCCATGCCCCGCGGTCTATCACTAGGCGGCGCATGGCTATGGCCTCCGGGTGGCCAGCGTGAGCCCGATCGGATGCGGTGCGGTGGCGGATGGCTGCGGGATGTTGGGTGTTGGTAGCGGTCACGGGTCTCCAAAGAGTGAGAGTTGGCGGGTGGCTTCAAAGGCGGCGGCGGCCTCCTCGGCCTCCAAGCGGAGGGCGTAGGCAATGCGGGCAGCGGCGATCTCAAGGTAGGAGGGGTCAAGGTCGCACCCTGCAAAGCGGGCACCTTCCAAGATGGCGGCCTTGCCCGTGGAGCCCGACCCCATGAAGGGATCTAGCACTAGGCCACCGGGCGGGGTGACTAGGCGCACAAGGTGGCGCATGAGCTCAGTGGGCTTGACGGTGGGATGATGATTCCGGGCAAGTGAGGTGCGGAGGTTGGGCACATGGTGGTCGGTCTCCCGCCCATCGGTGCGCCTCACCTCGGCCAGCTCTTCGCACCCCTCCTCCCGATCGGCGGATGAGGTCTTGGCGCAATAGAAGAAGCGTGAGGCCTCACCGAGGGGAGCCTCGGCCTCCGTGGATCCATCATGCATGAAATTGGCGGGCCAGCGGCCTTGGGTGCTGCCCGTGGCATAGGAGGGCGCAAGGTTGCCCCCGTGATAGCCCATCTCGGCGGTGTTGCGGCGGCTGGTGACCTCCGCCCCTATCCTACACCCATCCACATTGATGGCCCCCGTGCCATGCTTCAAGAGGTTGGCGGCCACGGTGCCCTCCAAGGGCTTGCGGGCCATGAGGATCGGCTCCCAAGCGGGCTTGAGGGCGGTGCCCCATCCTTGCCATGCGGAGGCCTCGGGCGTGGCGGGGCTGGTGAGGTCAAAGGTTTGATCTCTTGCTCCCGCGGGCTTGCCACCTTCGCGGCTCTTGGCCTCAAAACCTTGAGAGCTCACCCCGCTAGAAGATTGCCCCACCACCTCCCGCGTGGCTCCCGCTGCCCGATCGATCGCCTTGAATGCGTCAAGAGACTTGGGGAAGCCCGAGCCATAGACCCAACAGCAGCAATCGCGGATCTCCCACCCCGCATCCTCAATGGCAACGGCCATGCGGTGAAAGGCTCGAGTGCCTCCAAAGGCCAAGAGATAGGCTCCGGGCTTGGCCACCCTCAAGGCCTCCGCCCAAAAGGTCACACCGGGCACGCCCCGATCCCACTCCTTGCCCATGAAGCCGCGCCCGCTGGTGGCATTCTCCAAGGTGGTGGTGGGGCCGCTGGCCAGCCCGTAGGGTGGATCGGTGACGATGGCATCCACCGAGGCCGCATCCATGGCGGCCATGCTCACGCGGCAATCTCCGAGGTGGAGAGCGTAGCGGCTCACGGCTCACCCCTATCCTCAAGGAGGAGGGTGGTCACATAGGCAAAGAAGGTCACCATGAGGATGATGAGGATGGCATTGGAGCGGGTGGTGGGCGGGAGCTCCATGGTGGAGACCTTGGCCACCAGCAGCCCGCCGATGAGCCACCCAACAGCCCGCCAAAGGCTTGGAGGCTTGGGCACCCTCACGGGGCACCCTTGGGCAGCTGAGCCGCTCCCGCGTGAAAGGCGGCCAAGGTGGCCAGCCCGATGGCACGCCAATCCTTGCCAAAGGTGCGGTAGCCAAAATCTAGGCCGCGGGCCTTGGCGATTGCGAATTGGTAGCCCGTGAGGCTCCGATCAAGTCGCAAGTGGAGCTCAAAGGGGCCAAAGATGGCAATCATGCTATGGCCCCAAGGGTCGGGGCTCCACACTCCGCCAAAGGTGGCCTCAAGCTCTTCTACGGTGGGGAGGGTAACAGCGGGCAAGGTGCTCATGGGGTCACGGGGGTTAGGGGTTGGGGTTAGGGGCTGAGCTTCCAAGGGCCGTGGGTGCGTGCCCACTCTGCTATCCACACCGCGTCACACTCGGCCAGCGTGAAGCGGCGGCCCCATCGGGCCTCGGCCAGCTCCTTGAGGGCTCTCTTGTGCGTGGTGGGGGTCTCCCGCTTGGGGAGGCCAAGATCACGCTGCCAAGCGGAGGGGGTCACGCTCTCCACCTTGACCTCGGAGCAAAGGAGGCCACCGATTGCCTCCCCATAGACCCTTCCGAAAGTGAAGGTGGAGGCTACCCCTTGGCGGGGCATGGCTCCCACCCGCTCAATGGCGGCGGAGAGGTCGGGCTCAAGCTTGGCAACAGCCCGGATGTGATCGGCCACAATGAGGGCAATGCGGCCATGGGTCTCGGCCTCGGAGAAGCGGGAGATCTCAAGGATGGCTCCCGCGCTGGTGAGGCTAGCGATCGCCCCATTGCAGCCCGGGTCAACGCCCAAGAAGATGCGGCTCATGGCAACACCTCCGCGATCTCACGCAAGGAGGCTGAGATGGTATCCAAGACCTCCATGGTCTCCCAAGTGTCATGCTCCACTTGATCCGCCGCGTCACTCAAAGCCTCACGGGCACCCCGCAAGACCTCATGGGCCACGGCCAGCTGCCTTTGCAGCTCATCCGCCCGACCCTCCGCCGCGTCAAGCTTCCGCCGCATCTCCACCAAGCCCTCACCGAGCATCTTGGCCAATGGATCGATCGTGCTCATGGCGCACCTCCCGCTTCACGCTTCACGCGGGGCCGCCGCCTAGCAGCGTTGGCCGCCAACCTTGCGGCGCTTGGGTAGTAATAGACCCCCGCCTTGACCCGTGGCCATGCCTCAATGGCCGCTTGGAGGGCCACCGCTGCCCGGATGGCATCAAGCTCCACCGTGGGAGCCTCACCAGCCTCCAAGGCACCGCGGCGGAGGCCTAGCAGCCCTTCCCACCACTCATGCAAGAAGGCGCTCTTGAGCGTGCTCCGCACTCGCACCGCCAAGGTTTGACGGGTCACCCCAAGCCCGCGGGCTAGGTGGGCTTGCGTGCCATAGATCTCCGCCACCCGTGCCCGGATGATGCCCGGAGCCTTCTCATAGGTCACGCCCATGGAAACTCTCCCGCGCTCTCATCTTCCAAGGCCGCATCCATGCCATCGGCGGTGGCATCCACCACGGGCATAGCCTCATCCTCATTGGGCACCACGGCGGGCGGCGGCGGGGGCACCATGCGGGCACCACCAACGGCCACGGGCACCGCCTCCACCTTCACCCGCTCGGGCTGGTAGAGAGGAGCCTCCGCCTTATCGGCCAGCTCCAAGGCATCGGCCATGGAGACCGAGCGAGGGAGATACTTGGCAGCGCGGCGCAACACGGTCTTGCGTGCCATCTCCGCCCAATCGGTGGCCCATGGGCCGCTCTTGCCCGCCCGTGCCCGGTTGCGGATGGCATCCACATCCTCCTTGGCCATCCACTCAAAGACGTGCTCTCCGCTGGTGAGCACCGCGTGGCAATAGACCCCAAGGATTGGATCGGCTCCCTTGCGGCGGAGGTTGGGGTGGTGGCGAAAGGGCGGGGTGCTCTCCAAGGTGACCTCAAAGAGATCCGAATCATAGACCACGCGGGCGGAGATGGCAGCGATCTCCCCGGAGCGGCGAATGAGCTGCAAAAGGCCTTGGTAGCCCACAATGAGGGTGCACTCGGTGCCATGGGGCACAAGGTAGCAAGAGCCTAGCACATGGGGCTCAAGGCCGAGCTGGCTTGCCATCATGATGGCGGCCATCACGCTAGGCGGGGAGCACTTGGAGAGCCCGGGGTTGGTGCGGAAGGCCGTGAGGGCAAGGCGCACCATGCGATCGGGCGTGAGGTGCGCGGGCAGGGCCGCCCGCATTTGCTCCTTGGTGGAGGCGGAAAGGAGCCACTCGGCTACGGGGTGATCTTGGCGGGATAGTTGGGTGCTCATGCGGGTCTCTCTCTGGTGGTGGCCCATGGTGGGCCGTGGGGAAGGGGGCAAGGCGGGGGTTGCACCCGCCCCTTGGGGCTACTCCCCTTTGCCCTTGCGCGGTGCGGTCACGCGGCAAGACGGGCTCACGGTGGTCACCTTGCGGAAGGCGGCCACGATCTCCGGGTGGGCAGCCTCAAGCCCCTTGGTGTCAAGGCCCACCCGCTCCGATGCGGCGGAGAAGGCGCTCTTCACGCCCGAGGGCGCGGCCAGCTTGGCGGCCACCTTGTGCGCCTCAAGGATCACCCGCTTGGCCTCATCTTGCTCCGCCTCCAAGGCCTTGATCTCCGCCCCAAGGGCCACATAGCGATCCATGGCAGCGGCCACCTCGGGCTCCGCTTCCGCTGGCCCTTCCGATCGCGGGTGGATGGTGCGGGCGATATCCTCAAGCTCATCCGCATCCGAGGCATCTGGGAGGCGGCCTTGGGGGTCTTGCACCCATGCCATCACGCTCTTGGCCACGGTGGTCACAATCTCCGCCGCATCTCGGTTGGCCTCAATGGGGATGAGGTGGAATTGGTAGACCGTCCACACCGCAAGCCACCCAAGGGGGCACCCGGTCACGGCCAGCTGAGCTTGGACTTGCCACCAATATGCAAGGCGGAGGTCACCAGCGGGCACGGCGGAGAAGTCGCCATCGGCAACGGCCTCCCAATCGGAGCGGGAGCGGTCAAGCTTGGCCTCCACGGTGGCCAGCACGCGGGAGCTATCCACATGGTAGACCAGCCCATCGGGCGTGGCGGAGGCGGCCCCATCGGAGAAGGCCCGCTCATTGCCTCTGAGCTCACACCCGGGGGCAAGGTCAATGTGGCGGAGGGCAATCTTGAGGATCACCTCCTCCGCATCCCTGCCCGCTGCCATGGCTTCATTGCCCGCGGGCGGAGCCACCAGCGCCAAGAGGTCACGCTTGGAGAGGATGAGGCCAAGGAGGCCGCCGTAGGGGCTCACGCCGATGGCACGGGCCACCTCGGATGCGCCAAGGGTGGTGCCACGGGCGCGGTGCCACTCCGGGCTATCCTTGGGGAAGGCGGGCATGGCCACCGCGGAAACATTGGGGAGGATGAGGTCAAACATTGGAGTAGCCATCCGCGATCTGAGTGAGGGTGGTGGCGGCCTCTTGGGTGTAGACCATGAGCTTGGCCAACACGGTGGTGAGCGGCTCCGAGGTGGCCAGCGGCTGCCAATCCGCGATCGCGCTGGTGGTCATGGTGCTCATCACGGGGAGCACGCTGGTGGCGGGCAGCCCTGCCCAACCCTTCTTGGTGGGCTCCACGGCGCGGGAGAGGTGGAGATGGAGAGCGCCCTTGGTGGTGGAGCTGGTGCTCACATTGAGGCGGTAGACCACCGAGGCTCCGGGCACGGGGATGGTGGTGCCAAAGGCCGCGTCACCGATGCTGCAAAGCGTGGGAGCCCACTCATGCTCAGTGGTGGCAAAGGCCTCATGGAGAAGAGGCAAGAGGATGGCGAGGGTAACATGATCCATGGCGGGTCTTCCTTTGCCCTTGCGGGCGGTTTGCGGGGGTGCATCCCCGCGGGTGAGTGCTCTTGGGTGGTCTTGCACCACCCGGAGGGCTTGGCCCGAGAGCGGGGCGGCTAGCGGAGCGAGAGCTTGCGGGCCATGGCGGTCTCGGCAGCGTTGCAAGCTTGGGCGGCGGCACGCATGGCGGCACGCTCTTTGGCAAGCGGGTCAATCTTGAAGCAATCAGCAGCCCCATGGGCCTTTGCAGCTGCAAAGAAGGCCTCAACAGCGATCTGGTATTCGGCGCGAAGCGTGGTGATGGTCTTGGCGGGCTTGGCGGTCTTGGCGGTCTTGGTCTTCATGGTCGGTCTCCGTTGTGGGGGTGCAATCCCCGTGGTGTGAGAGAGCTACTAGAGGGCGGTTGACACGGTGTCAACACTTACTTGCGCCCCTTTGCATTATTTTTCGATCTTCCGCATGGCCCACGCTGCCAAGGCTTGAGCCTCGGAGAAGTTCGCCCCCGCACTCCGGGCCGCGTCAACGGAGGCGGAATAGGAGCGGAGATCGCTGCCCGTCCGATCGTGGGTGATCTGAGCTGCCCGGATGGCACGGGCCGCCGCCAAGGTGCTGGCCATAGCTCAGCCCTCCCAAGAGGTGGTGCGATTGGCCCGAAGGCAATCCCGCACCCTATCGGAGAGCCCCGCGGCCTCCGCCCCATCCCAAAGGGCACGGTTGCGGGCGGAGAAGGTGGGATGGTCAACACGGTCTTGGTAGAGGTCTTCGGTGTTGGCCATGAGCTCCAAGGCAATGGCAACGGCGGGAGAGGTGGGGGCCAGCAGGGGCGCGGCAATGGCCGAGGCAATCCCCGCTTGGTTGGTGACCTCACGGGCGCAAGCAAAGGCAAAGGCCACATGGCGGGCGCGGCCAATCTTGGTGGTGGAGACCGCGGCGGCGGCAGCCTCCAAGCGGGCGATCGTCGCATGGGCCATGGCAGCCTCCGCCGCATTGATGAGCTCCGGGGGGCTGGTATGGTTCAAGGCATCAAAGATGGCTTGGGCCGTGGTGGTGGCAAGCTCCGCAATCTCGCGGGCGGTCTCAGGGGTCTCGGTGCTCATGGCTAGCCCTCCACGGCGGCAAGGCGGAGGCGGAGCTCACGGGCAGCGTCAACAGCCCGGAGATGGTTGCAGAGGGCCGCGTGGAAATCCTTGGAGGCCTCCTTGGCGGCTTCCTCATTTGCGGCCTCTCTAGCCTCCATGGCTTGATCCATGGCATCAAGGTTGCGGAGGGCGGCGGCTTCAAGAAGGCGGATCTTGGCTTGGATGGTCTCGGTGGTCATGGCGGGCTCCAATGGGTGGGGGGTTGGGTTAGGCGGCAACGGAGAAGGTGGCCTTGAAGGCGGCCTCACAAATGGCAGCGCGATCCTCAAAGGCAAAGGCGTTGCCCCGTGCCCATGCAATGTAGGCGGCGCGAACCTCCACCCGGATGGCCGTGGCCGCATCCTTGGCGCTCTGGTGGAAGCGGTGGGCCTCCGAGCGGGCGCGGCGCATCTCATCAAAGAGCTGGCCAGCCGTGAGGCCTTCAATGGTGCCAAAGGTCTTGGTGGGGGGGAAGGTGGTCATGGCGGGCTCCTCGGTGGCGGGCGGTGCAATCGCCCTTGGTGTGAGGAGGTTACTAGGTGGCGGTTGACGCGGTGTCAAGTGCCACCCTACGGAATCTCACTATCCCCCCGATCGTGCTCTTCTCCGCATAAATCAGAGAGTTGCGGGCTCAAGCGATAGCACCACGGGCTCCCGCCTCCGAGATAGATCTTATGGGTCGATCTTCCCTCGCCCTTCACCAGCTCACCACGATCCAAGAAGGTGGCCACCGTGGCCTTCACATTGAGCCCGCGGCTCTTGAGGTAGTCGTGCAAGGCATCGGGCACCAAGTAGACCGCCCGCTGGCCAAGCTCCTCCCGCATCCGCCCAATGATGGCCATGGAGTTCTCCGGGGCGTTGGCGTGCCATTGCATCCGCGCCCGATTGGAGGCCACCCAAGCCACCACGCCCTCAATGGCATGGGCAGCCTTGTCGGCCTCCGCTCCCTTGGCCAAGATCGCCTCAAGCTCAGCCTTGGAGAAGAGCTCGGAGATCTCGCTCTGAGACTTCCACTCAAGCCCAACAGCCTTGCGGAAGAGCCACCATGCCACCTCCATCTCCGCAAGGTAGAGGGCGATCCGTTGGATGGCCTCGGTGGTGCTCATGGCGGGAGGCCGTGCCAAGGCATAGGTGGCCGCCCGCTTCTCCACCATGGCCCGGAGCTCAGCCCGCTCCTCCGCGCTGGTGGCCAAGACCCAATCCACAAAGGCCCGACCCGCAACCCCATGGTTGACCTCGGTGCCCTTGGCAGCCGCTTGGAGCTGCCTCTTGGTCTCCGGGCTATCTCCGCCAAAGATCGGCCCCCATACGGTGACACAACGGGCCACCAGCCCGCCCGCCTCCCGCATCCCTGCTAGCGGGGTCTCACCCGTGGAGATCAAGACCGATTCATAGGTGGCGCTCTTTTGGGTGCCCGTGATGGTGCCCCGCGCCTTGCCCCGCCCTTGGGTGATCTCATACACCCAATTGCCCGCCGCCGTGAGGTCGTCGGCTAGTTGGCTCTCATCCCGGAAGATGGGCAGCCCCCGCATGGCACCCGCGATCCGCTCGGAGGCGGTGTTGGTATCCTTCCAATTGCCCACAATGCGACCCGTGCCCCAAATGGAGGCCGCAAGCTTGAGGGCCGTGGTCTTGCCCACTGAGCTGTTGCCCGAGAGGTCTAGCGCGAAGGCCGAGCCCACGGGCGCGAAGATGCGGAGCAACGGGGGCACCACCGCCGCGGCCATGGCATAGGCGGCCCGTGGATGCGCCTTGAGCACGGGCTCAACAGCAGCCCGCCACCCTTCTACGCTCCCGGAGGCCACCACCGCCTTCACGGTGTCACGCTGCTCTCCCTCAAGGAGCCCCATGCGGAGATCCATGGAGGCCGCGCCTTCCGCAAAGTGCACCCCATCAAAGCCCCGCACAAAGGCGGAGCCATCGGGGAGCCACCCGGTGGAGCTGGCCAAGGCCACCGTGGGCCACTTGGGCCGCCGCCCCGTTTGGGCAGCCTCCGCCTCATCTTGATCCATGAGGGCGATCGCCCCATCAATGTAGTCAACCAAGACCTTGGCGGTGTTGCTACTCACGGGCAGCCCCTTCCGCCGCCAAGCCACCAGCAGCCGCGCTTGGCAAGCCTCCGCCGCGGGCACCTCCTCGCCCTCGGCCCGCTGGCTACCGTGGGCAAGGGTCACATAGTGATCACGGGTCTCAAGGCTCACGGCCCGACCCCGCACCCAAATCGCGGGGTAGCATACTGAGACCCACTCGGGCTTGCCCTTGGTGGTCACCACCTTGCGCAAGAGGTGGCCCCGTTCCTCTCTCCACCCATCGGGCATGGGGTGAATCATCTCCCGCGGGCTCACTACCTCCACCGCACTCTCCACCTCTTGCGGGGCCATTGGAGCCTCTACCGCGGGCCGCCCTACCAAGGCCACCCGCACCGCCTCAAGCCCAAGGGAGGAGTGGAGATCGTTCCAATCGGTGCCACGCTCCGGGTGACCCGCTGGCCACTCGGGCAATAGCAGCCGCGCCCCTACCGCATCCGCCGCGGCCTTGCCCGCCTCAATGCCAACATTGCGATCGCTCTTCCAATCATCGTCTCCCGCCACCACCAGCGTGGCCCGCGGTGCCTTGGCCCGTGCCATCTTGGCCACCGCCATGAGCTGCCCGCTATCCATGGCGCACAAGACCGTCCACCCCGTGGCCTCCGCAATGGAGAGCCCCGTGGAATAGCCCTCACAAATGGCGATCGTGCCCGGGAGCCCCTTGATCGCGTGATAGGTGCCCGCCCGCCGCGCCCCCTTCTCATAGGTCTTCACCCATCTCTCACTCTCACGCTCCCACCAAATGCGTTGGAGGTTGACCACCGCGCCCGTGCCATCCTTGAGCGGGAGGAGGAGCGTGGTGCCCTTCCGATAGCTGCCCGGAGCCGCCGCCACGCCCTTGGTGGCAAGGTAGCCAAAGGAGCCCGAGGCCTTGCCCGCCTCCTCCACCACCGCCAACACCCGCACCGCGGCCTCACCAGCCTCCTTTGCCCGGGCAGCCTCACGGGCCTTGCCCGCCGCCACCGCCGATGCGTGGAAGGCTTGCACCTCCGCCGCGCTCATCTCCGAGCTGGCCCCGCGGTGGCTCCACTTGGTCGCCCCCTGCCCATCCGCCCAATTGCCGAATGCGCCCGAGGCCACCCCATCGGTGTGGAGGAGATACCATCCCGCCTCCTTGCCCTTGCCCTCCACCTCGCAACGGTGGATCTGGCCATCGGCCACCACCTCACGGATCACCAGCCCGCGCCCGCGGGCGGCCTCCACAAAAGATGCCTCTACCTCTCCCATCGAATCCTCCGAGGTTGCAAAAAGATCGCCGCTCCGTTATCATGCGGAGCACCGGGTGGCCGCTTGGTGCAATCTTGCGGCCTCCCCCATGATGCCACCTTGGCGGCCCCCCGTCAAGATAGCGCGTCAACAGACACCACCTCGGGCAGCCACCCCCTCCACGCTGCCCGAGGCGGTGATCCGTGGGGCAAGACCTCCATGAGGGCAAAACCTTCCCAACCTTCCCAAAACCAAAAGCGAAGTGGGAAGAGAGGGAATGTGACCTAGAGCCTTTGATCTTTGGGCATTTTTTGATCCTTCTTCCCACTTTTCCCACTTTTCCCACTCATATTGCCTTATGTGCGTGCGCGACCCCCTCCCCCCTCTCACCAGCTCACCCCCTCAAGTGATCGCTATAAAGCCCTCTTGGAGTGGGAAGATTGGGAAGAAGCCCGTTTTTGGACCCTATCCCGTTGCATTTGCTCGAGTTTTTCTCTGTCCAGTGGTTTGGGAAGGTTTGGGAAGAGTGGGAAGGTCGCACCGGGCAGCCCAACCAACCCTCCCCTTGGAGCTGGCCAGCCTTCCCACCCTTCCCACCGCCTTGACCTCTCACCACGCTTGCACCATAGTGGCCCTAGGCTCTCACCCTCCTTCGGCTTTAGCGGGTCACGGGGCGGAGGATGAGGGCCGCCTCTTTGTGCTCCACCAGCCCGCCAAAAAGTTTACACTCGCGCGAGGTCGCCCATGGCCAAGCTCTCCTCCGAGACCATCAAGATCGTCACCGATGGCATCCGCATTGGCATGACCGTGGAGGCCGCTGCCCGCCTTGGTGGGATCACCCGCATGACCCTCCACAAGTGGCGCAATGCGGAGCCGGGCACCCTTGATGCTGAGCTTTTGGCGGAGCTTGAGGAGGCCATGGATCTGGCCATGGCGGAGGGCCAGCGGGTGCTCTTGGAGAGGATGCAACGCCACTCCGCGGGGGCCAAGGATAGCAAGGGCCGCCCCATCCGCGACTTCTCCGAGTGGCAAGCCACCAAGTGGATCCTTGCGGCCCGCCACAAGATGGGCGTGGAGCAACGGGTGGATGTGACCTCGGGTGGCCAGCCCGTCAAGTATGTGGTGACCATCCCCGTGGTGGGCCGCATTGATGATGAGCCCGATGAGGGCGGGGAGTGATGGCCGCCCTAGCCTTCACACCCGCGGCGGCTTGGGTGCTCCTCCTTGCCCTATGGAGCGCCGTGGTATGGGTAGCGTGGTCTTGGATGCGGGGCGGCAAGTGAGGGCTGCACTTGAGGTGCCCATTGTGTTGCCCAAGCTCTACCGCAAGCAAGCGGCGGCGGTGTGTGACCCCACGCGGATCACTTGCATTGAGAGCACCACCAAGGCGGGCAAGACCATCGGTTGCATTGTGTGGCAGATCGGGCAGGTGATGAGCGGCCCGGAGGATGCGGAACATTGGTGGGTGGCCCCGGTCTATGAGCAAGCCATGATGGCCTATCGGTTGGCGTGGTCTCTCTTGCGTGGTCAGCAGGGCTTCAAGCAAGCCCTAGCGGAGAAGGCGATCCTATGCCCGGGCGGGCGGCGGTGGAGCTTCCGCTCCGCTGACAAGCCCGACAACCTCTTTGGATCGGCGGTCACCAGCGCGGTCTTGGATGAGGCCTCACGCATGAAGGATGATGCGGTGGATGCCATCTTCTCCACCACCACCCGCACCCGCGGCCCCATGCGCCTCATTGGCAATGTGCGGGGGCGTGCCAATCGCCACTACCAATGGAGCCGCAAGGGTGAGGCTGGTGAGGAGGGCTTTGCCTACCATCGGATCACGGCGGATGATGCGGTGGCGGCGGGGGTCTTCCATGCGGATGATGTGGAGATGGCGCGGCGCTCCATGCCCGATGCGATCTTCCGGGAGCTCTACTTTTGTGAGCCCGCCGATGATGGGGGCAACCCCTTTGGCATTGAGGCGATCCGCTCTTGTGCTGAGCTCAATGGCGGCAAGCCCACGGGGCGGCCCGTTGCGGTGTGGGGTCTTGATATCGCCCGCAAGCGGGATTGGGCGGTGCTCATTGGCCTTGACCACGGGCGGCAAGTCGCGGCCCTCCACCGTTGGCACGGCCTATCCTTTGGCGGGCTGGTGGGCGAGGTCTCCCGCATAGTGGGCAAGGGCTCCCGGGCTTGCGTGGTCTATGATGCCACGGGCGTGGGAGACGCGGTGGGAGAGCAGCTGGTGGCGGCCCGCGTATGGGTGGAGCCCTTCATCTTCTCCTCCGCCTCCAAACAAGGCATCATGGAGGGGCTAGCCCTTGCTTTGCAGCAGGGGCGCACCTCGGTGGTGGATGGCCCCCACCGGGCTGAGCTTGAGGCCTTTGAGTATGATGTGAAGGCGGGGCGGGTGGTCTATGGTGCCCCCTCTGCTATGCACGACGATACGGTTTGCGCCCATGCCTTGGCTTGGTGGGGTGCGGAGCGGTTTGGTGTAACTAACGCGGTGCGCCGCGGGATTATCTCCGCCCCCACGGGGCCAGCTGCTAGGGGCTCAACATGGTGAGAGGTCAAATCTTGGATAGCAGGGGCAACCCCATCTCGAGCGAACGGATGAAGACGGGCACCAACCTCATCTCCGCCCGTAACTTCTTGGGCGGCCTCCCGGATGCGGATGCCAACCTTGCCTTGCTCCCCATGGAGCGCCGCGGTGTTGGCGGGCTGGTGGGCCTCTACCGTGAGATGATGGACACCCATGTGGGCATCTCCGCCGCGGTCTATTGGGCGATCACCGAGGCGGCCTCCCTCCCCAAGGAGGTGGTCTGGCCTCACACCCAAGACCCCGATGCGGAGGCCGAGGCCTTCATGGCCATTTGCCGCACCGCGGTCTTGGATGAGGCGGTGGTCTATGACGGCCTCTTGGAGGGTAGCAACGCCCTTTGGGTCTACCCCCTTGTGGATGCGTTTGTGGGCTTTGGCCTCATGGCCCCGCGGCTGATGAGCGGGGGCGCGGTAGAGTGGTATCCTATCTCTCAAAATGCCGTGATGTTGTGGAGGCCCAACGGCTACCTCCTTGGCGGGGTGCGCTTCTCCACCCCCAACGGCTATGATGATATTGATGCGGCTGAGCTGGTGCACACGGTGCACGGCTTTGCGGGGGCTGGTGAGTTTGAGGGGCGCTCCATGCTCCGCTCATGCATCCAACCCTTTGCCATTTGGAAGCAGATCGCGATCTCCGCTGGTATCTACCAGAACCTCCAAAACGGCTTCCTTGACATTAGCTTTGAGCCCTCGGTGGCGGAGGCTGATGTGGCGGAGTTCAACACCTTTGCCCAAGCCTTCCAAGATGGCCAGCGGCGCTACCTCCTCCGCCCCAAGAATGTGGATGTTGAGATGCGTTACCCCTCGGGCACCCCCGCGGATGTGGTCTCTCAATTGGAGTATTGGGATCGCCAAATTGAGAAACAGCTCAATGCACCCTTGGCGGGCATAGCTCAGTTTGGCAGCCGGGCCATGGCGGAGACCTTGGATGGGGCCAGCGGGCGGAAGGCCAAGGCGTGGATCAATGGCATCTTTGAGCGGTCAAGCCGCGGGATGTTCGGATGGCTTGCGCGGCAAGTGGGCTACACGGGCAAGCTCCCCAAGGTTCAAGTGCAATCGGCGGAGCTCACCACGGGCATGGATGGGTGGGGTGCCTATGTGAGCGGGGTTCAATCGGGCCTCCTCACCCGCGGCCCGGACGATGAGGCATGGGGGCGGCGGGTGATCGGTGCGCCCGAGCTCCCGGTGAAGGAAGAGCAGGATGTGGTCAAGGATACCCCCGCGCCCCTCTTGGCGGGCTCTTTGCAGATCGCCCAAGAGGTGCTCACCAAGCTGGTGGCATCGGCGGCCAACCCCGTGCCCTTGGCGGCGGAGGCGGCCATGGTGTTGCTCCAAGCGGCGGGTCTTCAAGAGGCCAACGCCCGCACCATGATTGAAGCTCAGATCCGGGTAGTGCCCTTCACGGCGGCCCCCGTTGGTGCGGTGCCCGTGGAGGGCGTGGCAGTTGTAAAGGATTCCTTTACACCTCCGCCCGTTGCGCCCGCGCCCGATGATGAGCCCCCAAGCGGAGGAGGCGGAGGCGGCGCACCACCAGCGGCCAAGGAGGAGGTCACGCTCCCGGGCTCCAAGATCACGGTGCCCGCGGCCATTGGGAGTGCGCCCGCCTTTGCCCCTGCTACCTCCGCCAAGGATGGTGGCAACCTTGCGGAGGCGGATGTGGACTTGGAGCCCACCAGCGGGATGGCAGCGGCGGCGGAGCGTGCCCTTGCATGGCGGGATGAGCATGGCCGCGGGGGCACCGAGGTGGGAGTGGCCCGCGCCCGTGATATCAAGAATCTCCGCAACCTCTCCCCCGACACGGTGCGGCGGATGCGGGCCTATTTCACCCGCCATGCCTCCGATGCCAAGGCGGAGGGCTTCAACAGCGGAGAGGAGGGCTTCCCCTCGGCGGGTCGCATAGCGTGGGATCTATGGGGCGGAGATGCGGGCGCGGCTTGGGCGGAGCGGAAGGTGGCGGAGCTTGAGCGTGCGGCTGGTGGCAACCTCTCCGATGGGCTGATCTTGGCGGCAAGCCTAGCAGACCACCCGGAGGTTGCGGTGCCCGACACGGTGAAGGCCGCGGCGGCGGCGGCCCTTGAGGCGCACCGCAAGGCGGCAAGCAAGACCGCTGACCCGGAAGCCATCCTCTTGGCCCGCGACCTTGCGGCGGGCAAGCGGCTTGCGTGGGATCGGGTGCTCAAGCTGGCCCGCTACTTTGCGGAGGTCTACCCCAAGGCGCGGGCCTCCAAGAGCTTCTCCGATGGCGGCCCGGTCTTCCACCGCTATGAGCTCAGAGGTGGGGATGCGTGCCGCGATTGGGTGCGGGGCTTGCTCACGGCCTATGCCATGGCAGCCCACCAGCGGGCCAGCCGCCTCAATGATGGGGGAGGGTGCGGATGCATCGAGTGCAGCGGCGACCTCGGAGATGGGGAAGCGGAAGGGGTCTTGGCCGTTGGTGCTGATGGCAAGGAGTTTGTGACCTACCGTGAGCTCCGCCCGGAGGAGGAGGTGGTGGCATGGGTGACCTTGGCCGATGCCCGCCGCGCCTTGGATGTGGAGCTTGGCTTTGCCCTTGACCGCGTGGCCGCTGACCACCGCAACGCGGTGAAGCGTGCATTGCGGGATGGTTGGCAGCCCGGTGAGCAAGATGCCATTTGGAGCGCCTTTGTTCCGCAATACGCCAAGGTGTTGACGGATGCGGCGGCCACCTTGCGCGGTAGCATCTCGGCGGAGGTGCTCAATGAGGCTGCCCGGAGTGCGGGCGCGGGAGCCCTCACCAAGATGAGCGCGGCGGAAGCGGCGGCGGTCTCCTCCACCATGGCGGCCTCCGCCAACGCCCAACTTGCGCGGGCCGCTGGCCTCACTCAAATGGCGGCGGAGACCATAGCAAACCGGGTGGGCGGGGAGATCTCCGATGCGGTGCTCGGTGGTGCTGACCCCTCCAAGTGGAAGAGCAGGATCACCCCGCTTGGCTTGGCGGATAGTGCGCGGGCCTCTCGCAACCAAGTGGAGGGCGCGGCCCGTGTGGCCACCTATGCTGACACGCCCGAGGCCAAGGGCGTGGTGCCCTCGCTCTTGGTGCGGTCAAGCATCCCCGATGGCAAGCGGTGCTCCATTTGTGCGGAGCGGGATGGGGAGGAGGTCAACATGGCGGCCAACCCCGATGCTGAGATCCCGGAGCTGCCCGACCCGGAGTGCCTAGGTGGTGCGAACCGTTGCCGATGCGGCTGGTTTGTCGTCTATGGCACCTTGAGCTAGGGCTCCGCCACTAGGGTGGGGCTAGGCTTGCACCACGGGCAGGGGCAGCCCTTGAGGCGGTAGCGTGCGGGGGTGTTGCCGCTGCCCGCCTCCACCCCGTTGATCTCGCCCTCCATGATGAGGCGGCCAAGCTCGGAGCGGATCGCCTTCTCTCCTCCGATGCCCACCAGCCTTGAGAGGTGCGCGGGAGAGGGGTGGAAATCCACCGCGTGGCAACGGGTCAAAAGATCTAGGATCTCTCTTTGGCGGCGGGTGACCATGGGGCTCTCACTTAGCGGCGGGCGCGGGGGCGGATTGGCACGCTAGCGGGGCAAGGAGGTAGGGGCAAGGTCTTGGCAAGGTGCAAGGAGCGGCGCACAATGGCCCCCATGCGAAATGCCCGCCCAAAGTTCCGCACCCATGAGGTCAACCTCGGGGACGATTCAACCCTCCGATGGGTGAGCCTTCTCCCGGAGGGCGTGATCCATGCCAATGGCATGGCTTGGGATCTTGCGGCGGAGGTCACTGACCCCGATGCCTTGCTATTCCGCTTCGATGATGTGGTGGCCAGCCTCCATGCGTGGCTTGCGGAGTATGCTCCCCCCATCGCGGTGGAGCACACCAAGGATGGCACCGCGGCGGGCTACCTTCGGCGGATCGTGGTGCTGACCAAGGCGGAGGCGGCGGAGCTTGGGATCAAGCAGCCCGTGAGCCGCATGATCTATGGCGGCCTTGACTTCACCTCGGAGCGTTGGGCCGCGGCCTTTGACGCTGGTGAGATCCCCTACACCTCGCCCAACATTCGCGCCTATGCCTCCACCGAGACCGAGGCGGAGCCCCGCTTCATCTTCGGGATCGGGGAAGTCTCGCTAGTCACCATCCCCCAGATCAAGACCAACCAGATCCCCGTTGCAGAGATGCGCGGGGTTTCACTTGCGGAGAGCCCAATGAAGATGAGCATGGAAGAGTGCGCGGCCTATTGTGCGGAGAATGGCATGGATGAGGCGGCGGTCAAGGCGCTCCTTGCCGCCATGTTCCCGGAGATGCACAAGGAGGCCCATGAGGCCGATCCCGATCTGGCCGAGGATGCGGAGGCCATTGAGGCCGCCGCGATTGCGGAGCTTGAGAAGGTAGCGGAGGAGGAGAAGGAGAAGGAGGAGGAGAAGCCCGAGGCTCTCCTTGGCGAGATCGCCCGCCTCAAGGGTGCCCTTCTCAAGGAGCGCCGCTCCAATGCTCTTGCCGCGGTCACCAGCGACCTCAAGGGCCGCAAGGTCTCCGATGCCACCAAGGCCAAGCTTGCGGAGAGCTACCTCTCCGATCGCACTTCCTACCGCGCTATGATTGGCGATCTTGGTGTGACCTCCACGGCCCCCAAGATGAGCGTGGCCGCTGGCCCCGCCCGCACCACCTCCCCGGTTGCTCCGGGTGTTGGCGGCCTCACGGCCTCCCTCTCCGAGGTGCTGGCCAACCCCCGCCGCTTTGCCGACCTCACCGAGGATGCTCAGTGGGGCATGATCTCCGACTTGGCGGAGCGCGAGAAGGTGGAGCATTGGCTTGCCGCCTCTTGGCTCATGACGGGCAAGATGCCCCAGACCGTGCAGGAGCTCCGCAACTCCCGTGGCTTCTCGGGCCGCTAGCCCAACCCCTCACCCCTTCAACCAACGGCCCCTCCACGGGGCAAGGAGATAGCACATGGCACTTGGATCGCTGACATATAAGACCCCCGTCAAGATCGCCCGCATCGGCTCTAACCTCACCGATAAGGCGGGCTTTATCGTCTCGCTCACGGATGAGGATCGGGTGGGCCTCAACACCGCCGTTGCAAATCGCCCCTACGGCGTGATCGTGGTGGGATGCGATAGCCTCACCCCGGGCACCTACCCGAGCCAGATCGCCGCGGGAGCCCTTGAGATCGTGGATGCCTACGGTGCCACGATCGTGGCCATGGCGGGCGGTACGGGTGTGACCTTCGGCAACGCGGTTTGTGTGACGGGCACGGGCGCGTGTAACGATGTTCCCGCCCTCGGCGCGGGTGAGTGGATCGTGGGCTATGCCCTCTCCGCCGCCGCCGCTGGTGAGAGCTTCTTGCTCTCCTTCCAGCCCGTTGCGCAGCAGGCCTAGCCTACGGGCCGCCCCCATCTCACCACTTCAACCTTGACTAAGGATCGACCATGCCCACGCCCTTCATGCCCCCCGTTGGAATCAATACCGGAGCCCTCAAGCCCGGCATTTTGCAGCGGATCTCCCTCTTCCGCGGCGGTGCTCAGGACACCAACAGCCTCACCCTTGCGCCGATCGTCAAGGTCGCCACCCGTGCGGGCTTCTATCATTTCTTTGCGGAGAATGATGCCTTGCTCACGGGCTCCCCGCAGAACCCGCTGACCCCGGTTGACTATGACACCCCGGCCAGCCCGGGCGGTATGCGGATCTCGGCGGGCACCTTCAACTCCAATCTCTACCGTTGGGGCTTCCAAGTGTTCCCCCTCCAGCAGATTGCGGAGTTCGCGGCGCGTGGTGAGGATATCACGGCGCGGGCGGCCTTCAAGCTTGGCGGCCAAGCAAAGCAGCACCACGCCAAGGTGCTCGGCGCGGTGCTTGACACCAATGGCAACTTCTCCGCCACTCCGAGCTCGGCGGGCGGCGCGGCCACTCCCCTCCAAAATGAGATCAACGCCCTCCTCATCGACCTTGCTAAGCAGGGCGTGGATCTCAATGAGGGCCGTTGGGTTGCCACTTGCAACCTCAACACCGCCAACGATATGTTGCAGTTCAACACCGTTGCACAGCAGGGCTACGCCCTTGCCTACGCGGGCGGCACTGACACGGCCCGCACGGGGGCCACGGATATGAGCCAGCTCAAGGCATGGTTCCTCTCCAAGCTCATCTGCCCGCTTGAGCTGGTGGTGCTCAATCAGTTCCTCCCGACCACGGGTGACACCGTTGGCGCTCCCGTGATCGCCAATGGCCGCTTGGCCATCTTCAAGGTTGCGGAGAGCTATGGCGATTCGGGCTTTGTCCAGACCATGACCCCCGACCCCAACGCGGCCCTTGGCCAGATCTACACCTACGATGTGCGGCAGGGGCTGATCGGCATCGGCCTCCATGTTGAATCCGACTACGGGATCACCGTCCTCGGCGGCCCGGCCAACAAGTGGGCGGCTTGCCTCACGGGTGTCTCCCTCTAGAGGGTGACTAGGTGGGAGCTCCTCCGGGGGCTCTCCACTTGTGAGCCCACCGTGACCCTTCCTTCCCACGGTGGTCTCTCAAGCGGAGGATCAAGATGGCGCAAGTTTATCTCTTTGGAGTGGTCAAGGCTGATATTGGGCGGTATCTCCCGCGGATCGCCTTCAACACTGAGACCGCCCCCACGGCCCTTGAGGCCGATGAGATCGTTACTGACCACGCGGCGGATCTTTGCGCCTACCTCTATGGCATGGGGGTGGATGTGCAATACTTGGCCACCGCCACCACCAGCGCCCTCTACCGCACCTGCCAACGCTTCATTATCCTCCGCCTAGCGGCCCAAGTGATGAGGATGCGCAACCAAAACGACACCACCGCGGCGGAGGCGTGGGATGGTGAGGCCGATCGCATCATTGAGCGGCTCCGCAAGCTCCCCCAAGATATGGGTGCGGAGCGGCCCACGGGGGTCAACAGCCCCAACATTCTCCACTCCAATGCGACCTATGCGGCGGAGCTCTACGCCAAGCAAATGAACAGCCAGAGCCGCCTTGCCATCAATGCGGCTCAAGACAAGATGTGAGCACCCCGTGAGCTCCTTCAAGATCACCATGACGGATGAGACGGGCAAGGCCGTTGCCACCCTTGAGGCTTGCCTCCGGGGCGCGGGC